CCCGTAAATTGTATCTATAACAAATGAAACCGACAAGGTTCTAGAATTTGGTTCCACTATTGATTCATAAGAAACTAATTCTGTCACACCTTCAGTGTTTAAAATTCTAGTTCTTATAATTGAATCCCTTGTAAATTCATCACTCTTACCTAAAATTCCTTCAAGCCAAGGTGTTCCTTCTTCAACATTTAGGAACCATTCATTCACCCATAAACGTAACCGAGTTAAAACATTTTGAGCAATTCCCTCAACATTGTCTTTATAAAAATCAAGTTGCCCATTGCCAAAAGTTGAATCATTATTTATCAGTTTTCTTACTCTCATAACATCCTTATGGAACTGGTGGGCCTGAAGGGTTTGTTGCAGTTGAATGTCTATGAGTGCTAAATGGAACAGCACCAACAGTTAATTCATCAGCAACAATGTTTCCATCAACAGTTAAGTTACCTTCAAAGTTTAAATCAGTTGCTTCCATGTTTATAGTAGTTGCTTCAACATTAAAAATAGTTGCTTTAACATTTACGTTTCCACTTGGTGTTAGTTCAATATATGTTTCACCATCGTCACTAGTTAGTTGTGCATTAGTTGCACTAAGTGGTGTTGTAGTTGCTAAACTTCTAGGGCCTGGAATTGCAAAACCATCTGAAAGATCGTGCATTCTTGATTCCATGGGTAAACCAATGCCCCCTGATTGCCACCAAGAATCAATACATCTTGAAGCAAAAACCACTAACACTTCATCACCAGCAGCAAGTGGAAGTGAAAGTGTAAAACCACCAGCACTTGGAAACACAATGGGAACATCAACTAGAACAGGAAGATTTACATATTGGTATTGACCACTAGGAAGTTGAACCCTTCCTTGAATTGAAGGTTGAACAGTGCAAGTTCTTTTTGTATAGTCAACAGATTGAACCAAACCAACTAGTGCTGTCCAAACAGAAGAAAGACGGCCTTCCATGGCCAAACGTAAGGCTTCCTGCCCATCATTTAATAGTTCTCTTCTGTCCAAACTCATTTTAATACCCTACTGAAACCGAATTGATCGGATTGCTTGTCACATTTATATTTAAACAGGTCAGTGATGAAACCCATTCCTGTCCACGTGTGTCTCCTTGATGTTCAATTGTTAAAATATAGTAAACACCATCTTCAGTAATTGGTGCAGGAATGTTTGCTGGTGAAAGTGGTTTTGAAAGATCAATTTTTAATCTTGCAACACTCTCATTGTCTAACTGAACCCTTCCACCAATTCTTAAAAGTGGGTTCAACAAACATCTTACGTCAACACCTTCATTGGTTTGGTTTGGTGTTCCAATCATTCCAGTTTTGGAAGTTAGAACAACAGCTTCACCAGGAAGATATGAAGTAAGTGGAACAAACTCAACTTTGTTATTTTGAATTGACCACGTTTTGCCTGAAGTGTCTGAACAGTTTCTTAAATAGTCACGTGACATTCCAAACATGACTTTACCACGTGGAAGTTGTGTTGTGGGAAGGTCACCAATGTTTCCAACAGTGACTTGTCCAACAGTTCTCATTGAGTCAATTGCTGCATTTATTTGTTGTGACTGATTAGCACCTGCTGAAATAGTTTTATTTACAACAGCAAAGTTGTAAGCAAGGTCACCATCACCAGCAGTAATGTCAATGAAAGTGTCAGTTGCACTTTCTCTTCCTCTTATAATTTGTTTGATGTTACCTTCAAAGATCACACCAAAGTTTTGTTCATATCCTGCTTGTAAAATAATTCTTGAAAATTGTTTTTGTATTCTTTCAGCAGTTGCCCTTTCTAAGTTGTAAACTCGAATGTCAGCAATGTTTGGTGTTTGTGTGTCTGATCTTTTAACGTTAAATTTTATTCTTAAATTTGAAAGATCAAGCGCATCACCTTGATTGGTAGAAATGATTAGTGAGCATTTTCTTAACCATTGTCTTGCACTCATTTATTCAATCTCTGTTTGGAAGTAAAGGTTTGATTCTGTTCCTAAATTTTCTAAAGTTGGAACGGCTAATTCATCACCATCAGTGAACACAATTAGTTTTCCATTCAAACCAACATATTCATATTGCTCTAAAAGGTCAGCACCAGTGATCATGGGAACGTTCATAATTAGTGCAGCATTAGTTTCACCATCATAAACATCTAGAACCCAACCTGCTTCATCTGCATCATTCCACTTACTAACCAATCTTAAATTTCTGTCAGCTAACGTGATGTTAAAATCTTGTGGAACATTTAAAAGAGGAATTAAAAAAGTTTGCACTACCCACCACCTAATAAGTTGCCAATACCTTCTTTTATACTAACTAAAGCTGATTTTTTACCACTCTTTTCAGTTGCACCAGTTTTACCAGAATTAGCTTGTTTTGATCTTGCAGGAACACTGGTGGGTGTTACTTCAACAATTAGAACTTCAATCAAAGTCAGGGTGATTGCCAAAACATTTTCAGTGTTCTTGTCAGTTGTATTTGAAAGGGAAGCAATCAACATGTTGTTGTAAACTCTCTTCCCTGTATAAACAACAAATGGTTCACGTGAACTTTGAAGTTCTAAAAGTTCCTTATAAGTTTCTTCAAGTGGTTTTGAAAATCTTGAAAACTGAATTGTCATTGTCAGTTCAGTTGGTTCTTTATAAGCATGATCATTGATCATTGCACCCTGCTGAACTGGTTGTTTTGTGATTGTAAGTTTATCAACACTTGATTCAGATGGTGTTATAAAACCATTAAATTTTCCGAATGATCTTTTCTTTCTAGTTGTAAAAAGAGAAATGGGATCATTTAAAAAGTTCATCGTGTGGCACCTTTCATGTTTCTTACCATGTCAAAGTTTACTTTGTTTTGGTTGTTGCCAATCACTTGTGCTGTTTTTTCAGGATCAGTTGAACCGTTCACAATGATGTTAGTTTCTTGTTTTACGTTTTGAGCACTAGAATTTGATGTAGTTGAACCAATTGGTGAAACATCAAACTGTTTTGCATCACCACCAAAGAAGTCAAGAACCTTCCCACCAACACCAGAAAAGAAACCACTTACTGATTCTTTTATGGTGTCCCATTTCATATAGAGAACTGTAAGAAGTGCAATCAAACCACCAACAGCAGCAACAATCAATCCAACTGGTGACAACATTGCAGCAATACCAACAGCAGCAACAACACCTTTCACTAAAGCAATTGCAGCAGCAACAGCAGTCATGATGACTTTAAAAGCTGCCATTGCCACAACAGCAGTTTTGATTGCAACAACTAAACCAATAACTGCTGAAACAATCGCCACAACAGTTTTGACGGTTTCAGAACCCCAATCAAAGAGCGATTCACCACCTTCCCTGAAGGTCATAAAATCATCATATAAAGCTAGAAGGGCAATGAACCCTGTAAGGATCAAACCAATTGGTGTTGCTAAAAATGAAAGGTTGAACAGTTTCCAAGCTGCAACAACAGCTAGAATCTTAACTGCCCAACCACTAGTTGCATCATCAATTCTTTCTATTAGATCCCAAACTCTGTTCAACATACTCCAAAGTCGTGTCCCTAGTGCAACTAAACCTTCAAAAGCTTTGAAGATAAATTTCACAAAGCGTTCTAACATTGCCAAAATCTTTGGCATGTTAGCACTGACCTTGACTCTGAAAATGTCCATCTGCTTGGTTAGTGTGGGAATAAACTTCATAGCAGTTGATTTAAAAATGCCTTCAAGTTGAAACTTGACTTTAGCTAGGGCAAAATTAAACCTGACTGAATTCTGAACAGCTTGAACAATGTTGATTCCTGCATCTTTATAAGCTGAAATCATAGCTTGACGTAAAAGAATTGCTTTGTTGATTGCTGGTGCAATCATCCTAGTTGCATAGCCCATTTCTTCAAAACCTTCAGAAATTTTTGCAATACCAAAAAATGCACCACCAGCTAAACCAACAATTGCTGCTGACATGACTTTAACTTTGCTAACAGTTTGATCAACAGCTTTCATAAAAGTCTTTAGTTGTTTTTCATCAACACCAAAACCAAGACTTACTAAAAATTGTTTTAAAATGTCACCCATTGTTTGCTAACCTTGCCCTGTTTTCATTTTCTTCTTTTACATCCAAAGCATTATTCATTTTTATTAAATCAACTAAATCAAGTGAACCATCTTTCAGACTTTCATACTTGCACAACCCTGCTAAGACCGGCCTCATCAACCAATCTTCGCCGTCTGGTAGGTTCACCCAATCTGTTGTGATTGAAGTGCCCCTTCTTTCAACCCTGAAGGGAGTGCAGCCATAAAACCACTTAAGTTCACTTGAAAAGATTTTACTGCAAGTGACATCATTAACTTTAAATCAGCTTTAATGTCTTCAAACATAAACAAGTTGGTGTCGGTTGTAATTCGTGCCCAACCACCAACGTTTGTTTGTTTTCTATAAACACCTTTAAGCAAACCAAAAATTGCATAATTCACATCTTCATCAGGAATTTTTGCAAGTGCTGTAAACACTGGTGCAAGATTTTTACTAATCTCATTGAAATCAAGATCATCAAATTTTGTGTTCTTTAAGTCTTTACCTTTCATTTCACTTGAGTTTGCTAGCGATGCCACAATCTCACCAATCACTGGTGCAAGTCTTCTCACAATGTGAAATTGTGACAAAGCATCTAGTTTTTTAAAATCATATTCTTCAAATTTTATTACTGTCATAACTCACCTTAATTTGTTAAAGCACCAACACCAAGTATGGTGTCAATTTTACCACAATCAAATAACCATTCATTCATTGCACCTTCTTTTGCATAAACAAGTTCAGGTTTAATTTTGAAGGCACATTTTTGTGCAACAGTGTAGTCGCCAGTTGTTACGTTGTTGACAGTGATTGTGTTCATTCCCCACAATGCACTTGAAGAAGATTGAAACTGATAAGCTAACATTAGAAGTGCATTCACTGGTGAAGTCTTCAAAACTTTAATTGAAATTTGACCTGAATCACTTGCAATTAAATTGTGTTGAACTTGACCATCAGCACCTTCAGTCATGATGTTTTTATCACCTGTTGGTTTGATTGAAATTCCTTCTTCAGCGATAGCGGCACCAGCACCAATGTTTGCAACTAGTCCTGGCCCCGCGATTGCTGCAACAATATCCAAAAAACTATAAGTCATATAAAGCTCCTTTTTGAAAGTTTAAAAATTATCTGTTCACATCAACGATCACATCAACTTCCTGAATTGCACCTGCTAACTTCACTGCTGTTTGAATTGGTGGTGCGATTCTTTGATCCCTTAAAGATTGTGATTGAAGTGAAATTGGTTGTGCATAAATGTAATAACCTGATTTTAAATATTGCCCACGTTCAAGTTGTCCAAAACCATCTGCATTCCAAACACCTGGAGCAACTAAACCATTGTTGATTGCTTCCTCACAAACAGCACCAACAGCGTTCACAATTTGGTTTGCACCAGCATCAGTTTGGGGAATTTTAGTTTTGCTAGTATAAAGAAGATTGTAAACTTCAGTTTGAACAGCATTCTGAAACCAATCTAAACCATGAATTTCATCAAAGTAAGCATCACCACTCATTACACCATATTGAATTATAGCAGTGTCATTGTCATACTCAACAAATACGTTGCAACGTTTATCTTTCAACGTTTGTGCTTGTGTTTCAGTTAGTTCTTCAGCAACAACACCTGGTTCTTGTTTATACATCAAAGTAATTGTTGAACGGTTTGCACTAAAGTTTACTGAAAACGCTCTACCAAAAAGTGAAGCAATAGCATTAGCATTAGCTGAATATTGCACACATGATCTTGTGTAGTTTAAAGCACTCAACAAAGATGCAAGGTCACTTGTAACTAAAGGATCAAGAACTTGTGTGTTTGTTTCAACCACACCAAAGATTCTTGAAATTGATAAACCTTGAATCAAAGCTGCAACAGCAACAAATTGATCATTAGTTGGGCGATTGGTTGAAGCAAACATACAACCATACCAGTTAGGTGAAAGGTCAGCTAAAGCAGTAACACAAACAACTGGTGATTCTGCTGCATAACCTGGAACTGGTGCTGAAGCTAAACCACTTGTCATTTTCATTTGTGCTGCAATACCTGTTGAAGCATAACCGACTAATGAGAGCACACCAGTTGTTGAACTTGTGATTGTAAACTTAGAACCATCCCATGTGCATGTTGCACCTGAAAGAGCAGCAGTAATGATGACAGCAACAGCGTTCAAGTTTGCTGCACCTGAAAAATCAAGACTAGTTAAGTTCTGAACAACACCATCAATGCTGATGCTTAAAACACCAGTTGTGATTCCTGTCCAAGCACTGATTAGTGCTTCAGCACTTGTGAGCACACCACCATTGATGAAACCTGAAGTTGCAGCTTGAAGCCAACGGCCAATGCTTAATGTGTTTGGTTTTGGTGTTTGTCCAAAATAAAGTGCTGCTGCTAAATATTCTGGTGCTGAAGTTCCAAAGTCAGTTGCAACACTTTCTAGTGTTGTATATGACCTTATTCTTTCTGCACCACTAATCACGTTTGAATCACCTACAACTAGAAGAATGCCAAAGCTTCTTCGTGCTGCTGCAAGTGGTGAAAGATTTATGGTCACTCTGACCAATCTTGAAACTGATAAACTCATAAAATGCTCCTTTTAATTATTCTTCAACTTCCCATGTGGTAGTTATTACTTCATCACTTTGTTGTAAACCTTGAATAGTTCCTTCAGCACCAACAACACTTAAAACTTCAACAGTTTTGTTCAACTGTCTTCTTAAATATACTGTTATATCACAACGTGGAAACCAGACTTGACCATGAAGTTCTGGAACATAAGTTGAATCTGATGTTTCTTTAAAACCAATTTTTGCTGTTCTCATTACTGCTAAATTTTGTTCTACTTGAAAACCGTCACGAAGGTTTGCAGCGTTCAGTTCACAATTAGAACCATAGAAACTACAAAGAACAGCAAGTTCTTCATGTCTTTGCATCTTGGTGTAAGAAATTTCTGTTTCAACTTCTTCAACTATAACTGTTTCATCATAAGTTTCTAAGTAAGCATTAGCATCAGGTTTATGGATGCTGACTCTGAACATGCAATAGTTGTCTTCAGGATTAGGCAATTGCTTTGGTGGATTCACCTGCCATTTAGGTCTTACAACTGTTTGTCCTAGACCAGTGATGCCACAAATAATTCTTTGAATAAATTGTTGGAGAGTCACCCCACCTGGAAGTGCTTCAGTTGTTTGTAATAAATAACCACCAGTTGTTGAATCGGTCATAGTGTGGCCCTCTGAAGTTCACAATCCACCATATACCAACCAGCACCAAAATTGTTCCATGGAACAACTTGAAAAACGTTATAAGTTTTGCTGTTCCAAATAACTTGATCAACATATCTTCCACTAGCATCTGCAATAATAACTGCATTAGTGAAAACAGTTATAAAGTTTGCTAACTGAACACCATCAGGTAACCTTTTTGCAGTGTCACCATCAGCAGCTTGAACAGAACCATAAGCAGCAACACTTGTGTCAGCAACAGTGTTTTCACCATAGTTGTTGATTGTAGGAACCCTTCTAACAATGGTGAAGGAATCAACAAAGTCAGGATCAAACATCAATTCACTAACGTCTATTAGTGCCATGGTTATTTCTTCTCCACAACATAGGTGATTGCATTCCTATATTGACCTGTCCTTATTAAAGCTTTAGTTCCTTCAGCACCTTTTCTTTTTCTTGCTGCAATAGTTTCAAAAGCTAAAGGTTCAAAACCTTCTTGATCAGTAATAACTTTCTTCACACTGTTACTTGCTATTATTCCAGCACGTGTGAAATATTTTTCAACTTGATCAGGGTTCTTAAAACAAGCCTGACCAGCACTCTTAAATTCTTTTGCTAATTCTTTTTGAACGTTCTGAATTCCTGGAACTAAATGTGGTCTTGCAGGAATTCCAGCAATGTCACTTCCATGTTCATTTATATAACCAATTGTCGCATTATTCATTTCTTGATTTTCGTCTTCTAGTTCATTTCTGGTGTTAGCTTGTTGTGGAATGCCAACTAAAACTTCAAACTTTGAAAGTGCTTCAATTGATTCTTTGAACTTCTTCATTCCATCAATTGTTATTTTAACACTTCCAGGTTTCATACATTCCTTTTTTAAAGTTGGTAAGCACCAGCACCAAACATTCGTGCTAGGTGAATAAATTGTTTTCCATAGCTTGTCATGTTCCAGTGTCCTGCACCAGTTTCTAAAGTTGAATTTGTGTCATAGCTAATTGAAGCACTTCCAACAGTCTTGGAGTTTGCAGGCCCTATTGTCTGACCAGGAAGCCCACCAACTGTTGAAGCCTTTTCATTAGCTTTTGCTAGAACAATGTGGTGAGCAGTGAACAAAGCAACACCCATAGGTTTCTCGGTGTCCCAACGTGATTCAAGAACCATCCTTTCACCAAAATTACTCCAAAAAGTAATTAAGGCATTAGGGTAGTTTGTCGTGTTGGCAAACTCAGGAAAATCAACTCTGAATGCTGCTATGTCCATCTGTCACACACCTTTACTTTTTCTTTTTCTTCTTAGAAGATTTTTCTTCTTCAACTGCTTCATCGTCAACATTCACTTCTAATTCATCAACGTTGACTTCTTTAGCTTCAAGTTCTTTAGCTTCAAGTTCTTTAGCTTCAAGTTCTTTAGCTTCAAGTTCTTTAGCTTCAAGTTCTTTAGCTTCAAGTTCTTTA